GCCGGTTCTTGCAACGCTATCGACTGCCCGGCAGTGATAGCGGCCAATGTCGTGCCAGAAGCGCCATATAATCCCGATGCGGTATCTGTGTTAAGAACTTGACTACCTAGCTGGTAGCCATAATTCGCTTCTGCCAAATTCACTTGTGTCTGGTCATTCAACGCTTGCAGATTGATCGAGGTCGCATCATTCACCTCATTGTTAAGATAACCATATTGCTGTCCACTGAGCGTTACCGCTGTTTGATCGTTAGCTTGTTGGCCAGCCAATTGATCGTTGTACTCAGCAGTCTGTACAGCATCTTGCGCCGTTACCAATCCGAGTACAGACGCAAGATTATCTTGATTTTCTTGGACCTGCGCTTGTGTCGTAGTGTTTTGCACATTAGCGGCGATTGTCGCTTGATCGACTTGTGCCTGAGTCTGATTGTTCGTGATGTTCTGCGTAGCATTGATTTGATCTACAGCAACATCCGCGCCAAGATTCGCGGTTGTAGTGTTGACTGTTGCTTGAATTTGCGCGGCCTGAATCGCTGCGGAACTTTGAACTTGAATAGCGGCAAGTTGAGCAGCCGTTTCATTGTTTGTTACATCAGCGCCAAGCGTTGCCTCTGACTGTTGCACAGCAAGTTGATTCTGTTGCGCGGTAGCGGCAGCGCTCAATTGTTGCGCTTGCAATTGCGCATTGTAATAGTCTGCGGCGGCACTGCTAGCGCTACTCGACGCGCTAGACGCTGTACCGGAACTGCGCATCAATAAATAGATGCCAACTCCGCCAACGAGAACGAGAGCGCCGGTTTCATACGGATGTTCTTTGATCCATGCAACAATTTTTTCCATGGATTACTCGCTTTCCGAGCCGCTGGAAATTTCGCTATTTTCCATGTAACTCGTCCCGTATTGAAACGCTTGAGACATGCCAACACCAAACGCATTCATGTTTGCAAACGTGCCATCTGAATTGACAGACGGCGATTCGATTTGCATGAATCCGTTTTGAATGTTGATCCCGACAGTTGGAACGCCCTTGGGAGCGTACAATTGCGGAGTGCGCTGCAATGGTGGAAGAAAGTCAGAATCTTCGACGCGGTAAGAGTATCCATTCCACGTCTGCCATGGCTTCGATAGTTTGCTGTTGAGGATCGCACCATCCGCACCCGGAGTAAACACAGGGCCAGCGGTAAAGAACCATGGCGATCCATCATTTAGCGGATTAGGCAACACCGTTTGATAACGCGGCGTTGACTGCATCATGGATCGAATTTTACTGAAAGCTTTGTGCATATAACTCCATTCGTTATCGACTACCAATGCCGATCAAAGTTACATGTACGAAACTTCATTAGTTCCACCGAACCCAACGCCGATACCGCTGGAACTGGTTGCGCCGGTAACTGGCGATAACGCGGTACCGAGAGCGGAACTGAAAGCAGAACTTCCGGCGTTAATTACTCCGGTTGTGTTCGCTTGTTTGCTCACCAATACTGCGATGATAGCAACGCCGATAATTGCCATCAATACGGTAACTACGGATGTGACAAGATTGTTTTCCATTGCTCTCCTGCTCTCCTCAAGAATACGTGAGATTTCCAACGCCGGTACTGCCATTGAAATTGATGTTTTGACCAATAGAACTTGACCCGCCAGTGATAGGTGACAATGCAGCTTTCAGGATCGAAGAAAACGCATTTCCGCCAGCTTGTAATACTTGCGGAGTTTGAGCGTTTTTGCTGATAAGGGCAGCGATAATCGCAACACCAATGATAGCGGTAAGAATCGCAACCGTGGAACCAATCAATTTATCGTCCATGTTATCCCCATAGTTGCGCTGCATCTTGCGCCAATGTTGGCAATTGTGGCAACGCTGGTAATGCCGAATTTGTTGACGTTTGCGGCGTCTGTGTAGCTGTCCCTTGCGGCGTCACGGTAGGCTGTTGCGTTTCTTGTGTTGCCAATTGCGAGAACACATTCTTGTTCTGGTACAACAATCCAGCGAGAACGAGAACCATAAACATTCTGCTTATCGTTGACAGTTCTTTGATGTAACCGATTGCTCCTACCAGAAAGATTGCGATCATCCATTCAAAGTAGTTCGGCGATCCCGAAAAATCGCTTTTCACAAGTGAGAATAGTTGTGTGCTATTGCCGCGCACTCCAGCAACGATAAAAACGATTCCGACAATACCGAAAACGAATGGCACGAATCACACTCCCACAATTGCGCGGTATTGTGGCAACTGTCCCTTAGAGACAACGTACACAACGAAACCAATCAAAAGAAACGCGGCAATGTAGCTGGTTTGTGACATAGCAGTTTAGAGTCCAACCTTACCTAGTACACCCTGCCCGATGGATGGGAATTTGACTCCAACGAGATAGCCGATCAATAGCACGAAAACGATTGTTGCCCAGTGTCCCATTTTCATAATGCCTCTTTTCTTGTCGTGTTAAGGTGCGCGGTAACAGTTTCGATACCGCGCACATTTTAGATCCATCATGTTTGTCAACGATGGTTAGTTGACTTGATTGATGCTCACTGTGAAATTGTCAGTGGGAGTTACCTGTGACAAGGGCAACGTGAGTGTACCCGTCGCAGTGCTGCCATCCGGCGCAATTGCCGTTGATGTGAAAGTGATGCTCGCGTTACCATCGCCAGCTTCAATCACAACGTCAACCTGGTCGGGAACGGTTGGGTTGGCAGTCATGGAAACGCTGAAATCGCCGCCCGCCGAAATGGTTGGATCGAACACGTACGAACTGCCCGGAGGAGTGACATACGGCTGTCCATTGTCAAGCAACTCCAGAGACAATGTAGCGGTGCCGGGCGAAGTCAATGCGCCAATATCGCCAACAGAATTTTGGCGAACGGTACGACCATTGATTTTTGTGATTTTCATTTGATGATTCTCCAACAGTGTCACGGACACTGCAAATTGTTGTGGAACGAGAGTCAAAGAAATGGTGTAATGATGCGGATTCGTGTTACGTTCAATCCGCTCCAATAAACCGATTATTTCCTTGACGTAACGCTCAATTTTTCTGTCATTCATGGCATAGCCTTTTCTGATCGCTTAGTCTACGGTTTTGATAACCGTTGACCATAGATAACCAGCAATCAACGTTAACACGAGAAACGCTGCCCAGTCCGACAATGTTTCTCCGCTATCGGATGGATGCCATACCCATCGATAAATCTTTGTGATGATCCCTTCACCATAGTTCATTTTGCGTACCTCTCTGATCTTCTTTTCCGTGCATGTAACTCGCATCTGATTTTTCATCTGCCAACTTGTCTTTGGTCAAAAGTAACTGAGTCATTTGACCATCGAAATCATGCTTTACACTACCAATCTTTTGATGATTGATAACGCCTAGCACAATTGCGCCAAGAGCCGTAACAGTTGGCGGAACGGAAACGATTAACGCGATTTGCACGGCTTCGGAAAACATTCAAAACACTCCCTATGCAATCTCTTCTTTAGCGGATAAACGGATAACAGTTGGTCCTAATTCTTCACACTTCTTTTCCACATATCCGATACGCCGATCATGTTCCCGTAGCGATGTTACAACCACTCCACAAAAGAAAATCAATGCTCCTGTTTGACCCGCCAGAAACAAGCAAATCGTGACGATCATTTCGGAATTGATTTCCACTTGCATATAATCCTTTTCTTTGTCGTACGATCCGCACTCTCTGGAGGTGAATGCGGATCGCACGTTCCTACGTCCGATGGGAGCGGCGTAGAAAGTTGTTAGGAACCCGCGGCCAAAGAACCGGCCTGTGTAAGTGTGTTCTGCTGTGCGAAAAATTCCCACATGATGTACAGATATGCGTTTGGGCCAGCAACAATTGGAACGAGGTCAAGTTGCATGTTGCCTGTCGCAAGTGTGTAGATGGGTTGTTTGCGCGATGGGAAATAGTACGTTCCGGGCGGAGGATCGGTACCGAGAATACGGCGCTGCACACGCGCACGTTCCAAGGGTTTCTCCTGCCAGATACTTGTAAGACTTGCGGACACGAGTTTCCAGAAGTTAATGTCCGATCCCACCAATCGCCCGCCGCGCGTTCCCGTTGAATTCCATATTCCAGTTAGGGACATAAACCGGCGGAAATTCGTATACTGCACATAGTTGTCTTGTCCGGCGGTGAAGTTGGAAAAGTTTGTGTACATCAACTGATACAGTGTCGAAATGTCCAACTGTGGCAGTACGATCCCTTGCAGCCCGATAGGAAGCTGATCGAGATACTCCTGATAGATGTTGATTGTTACAGAGGTCATTACCGCGCCGGCTTCGCCCGCTGCGGGGTCAAGATAGAAGATCGCAAACGTATCATCGCCAGTTGACGGCGCAGCATTGACATTGTTGACTGTCAACTGCAAATTCATCTGATTCGATACAACGTTCGCATAGATCGCACCGCGAAGATCATCATCCGAATATGCAATCGGAATTTCGTAAACAACGCGGGATTTGCCCACAACTCCGAGCGCCGGAGGAGTGGCATACGTCAAAGCCCAGTTTGCGCCAAAGTTTCCCTCTACTTGCGCGTATGTTTTAGCACCAACAAAAGGCATCTTGTCTTTGAAACTCTGTGTCATTGCCAACTGCAAACCAGTTGTGTTGTGGCGCTGGTTGTTTTGTAGATCGGTGAACTGCACATTTGATAGCGAGTTCATTTGCGCAAAATCCGTTGCGGTAATGGTTGAATCGGCCTCTGTCAATGCGGAGTACGTACATTCAACTTCAACGTAAAAGCGCAACAGCAAGCCAACAGCGAGAATCTTGTTACATGTGTAGATGTTGCCATTCGCGGGATCGAAAGTCTGCGAATCAATTTGCTGTTTGCGTTTCACAGCTTGTTTGAGGATCATGGTTCTCGCCAGCATATTTTGCTGCATGGCAATTTGCGCGGGTGACATTTGCTGTGTACTCTGTGCGGCGGGTTGAGCCATATTCGTTACTCCCTTTCGATTCGAGGTCAATGCCCATTCAACGGCTAAGCCGATTGGTTAGAGATTCGCTATGTGTTTCGCAACACGGGCAAACAAACTCGTGTGCGCGTTTTCAAGAGCAGTTACACGCTGCTCCACTGTCAACGGATTCGGCGCGGTTCTCGCCAACCCATTCGGCGCGGGTGTTATCCGCTGCCCCAACGTAGGAAATGTGGGAGCCGCATCGAAGATACGTTGTACCGATGTTTTCGTTATCGGTATTTTTTGATTTGCGTTTACAATTTTCATGTCAAGCTACCTCGTGAGTTTTGATTGCGGCAAGTTGATTGTTAATTGTTCATTGGTTCGATCTTGACAAGTGAAAGAATTTCATGCCCGGCAATTGCCGCAATTACCAGCATGAAAAGAATCACAAGCCAATTCATCGGATGTGCAAGTAACTTGAGATTGATGAAATTTTCCAACCTAGTTACCTCCTCCATTCGTTTTGCCTTGCATGTATTTCTGCGCGATTCCGAGCAGAAAGAACATGATCAGCGCCATGAGTACAACGGTAATCCAGTTGGCAAAATTCCAACTGATGATATTTTGATTGTCCACGTTGCGTTACTCCTTCCGTTAAATGTACCGTCTGCGCGGCGCGCGTGAATCCATTTTCTCGTTGATGTTATCAAGTATCATTTCGATACTTGGTACCGGAGCCATGCGATAACAACGCTTCCAACGAACATCGTAGTAGTACGAATAAAACTCTGGCAACGGATTCGTTTCAAAATTCGGTATCTTAGCGAATCCGCGTAGCGTTGTGTAATCCCGATCATCTGTCAAAGCAAAACACTGGAAAAACTGCGCTTCCGAAAATGCAAATCGTGATACTAAAACTGGTCTTTGATTCAACACAATTGCCGCGCAATGCTTCGATCTTCCCTGAATCAAAAACGTAGTAAAGCCCGGACCTTTACCGCAAAGAAACGCTTCATCAAAATAACAACTGACATTCCCATGTTGCAACAAGTCGTAAAAATAATCATCGAGCGCATCTGATTCGTACATGTTAGGCTGTACGATGTAGTGTCAGTCGATCATTGGCGCGCTGGGCTGCGCGCCAGCCGCGCTCGCAAGGCCTTATTTCACCGCTAGTTGCGCTTGCTTTTGCGAGCGCAACTCCAAGTGTGTATTCAAC